GACACAGAAAACCTTGCAAAGATTTATTCGGAGATCAGCAACTTCAACGTAAACATGCAGCAGGCGACATCAGCAGCAAACGCAGCAGCACAGTCGGCACAGCAGCAGGCAGCAGCAGCACAGGCAGGCGCGGCAGCTTGCAAGGACATCCAGAAGGGGATCAATTCAATGTCGGATTCTGCAACAGGGAAGAAGTACACAATCGGCGTTGAAGCAGGGCTTGTGTACTTGGAAGAAACAACATAACAGGAGGAAAAAGAAATGGCAAGGCTTTATGTAGCAGACAAAGAAACGCTTGACGCGGTAAAAGCTGACACTACTGGCATACTGGCACAGCTTCAGGACAAAGATGGAAAATTCAGCAATGTCAAGCGATATGGAATCAAGATCAACAAGGCTGATAGCAATCCTGACACGCGCATCACATATCTGTATGATGCAGCAGGATTCACGCCAGCAAAGATGAACTTCACAGACGGATCATTTGACTTCGGTTCATGGGGCGAAGTGTTCTTTATTAAACAGAACAGACCAGTCATGCTGAAGGCAGACAGAACAGTCGCGTATGAATTAAACCACACAGACCATTCAAAGAAGCTGGATGGCACTGCATCCGATGTCGGGGACGCATCAACGACACTGAATGCGATGTCTGAATTTCCTTTGATGTGGCTGTGTCAGTACGAAGTCGGAAACTATGAATATATCATCGTATCTGACACAAGAGTTGACAGCAACTACAACGCAGACGCATACACAAGAGAAGATGGAAGCGTTGCAGATCATATGTACATGCCTATGTACGGCGGCAGCTATGACGGCGCGAAACTTCGCAGCTTGTCAGGAAAGAAACTGGACTGCAACACAAACGCACAAACAGAGATCAGCAGAGCAGCAGCAAACGGAACAGGCTGGACGATCATTTCATGGAGCAGAAGAAACCTGATCGAAAGCCTTCTGACATTGATCAGTAAGTCTGAAAACTTTCAGACGAAGTTCGGTCAGGGCGTATGCAGCACATATGTCAATGATTCATCAAAAGACTACGGAAAAGTTGTGACAGGAACATTGGACACAAAAGGACAGTTCTTCGGATATAATGACGGAACGCATGAGGTCAAAGCGTTCTATTGCGAAAAACTATGGGGAAACCGCTGGGACAGACTTGTGGGCTATATATGCGATAACGGAACAATCAAAGTGAAGATGTCGCCGCCTTATAACCTGACAGGGAAAGACTACATAAAAGTCGGAACAGCGTGCAAGACAGAAGGATGGCAGAAAGACACATTGATGACGCGCTATGGACGATTTGTCAAATCTGTCGGCGGCAGTGCTTCGACATATCGTTGTTGCTATTACTGGATCAACGTGACGATTGTTGCGGTCGCGCTTGTCGGTGGTTACACCAGCGGCGGCGCGAACTGCGGTGCTTACGTCAACTTGTACAGCACTGCTTCGGTTGCGGGTTGGCGCTTCGGCGGCTCGCCTTCTTGCGAAGAACCTTTGGCGGCATAGCCGCACAGGGGGACAGGGGGAGCAATCCCCCTTGAAGTGTAAGTAAAAAGAAAAATTAAATAATAGGGATATTGTGTGCGCCTTCCGATGCTTCTGCCTTGCGGTCGCGCTTGTCGGTGGTAACACCAACAACGGCGCGAACTGCGGTGCTTACGTCAACTTGAACAACACTGCTTCGAATGCGAATTGGAACATCGGCGGCTCTCACTCTTAACAATCATGGGACAATAACCTAATGCACACGATATTCCGCGCCACTTGGCGAAAGTTAAACCGAAGAAAGGGTTGTGCTAGTAGGGCGAAAGCCGCGAACGTGCAACAGGTGTTAAGAAGGAAACCTTTTGAATGAAGACATATAAACATATATTTGAAGAATTGCTGAAGGAAGAAAATATCACACAATGTTTTCACGATGCAGCAAAGCGCAAGACGACACGTCCCGAAGTCGCCAGAGTGCTGAAGGAAGAAAGGGAAGTCGGAAACGACAGACCTGAACCGCAATGTCTTCAGGAACATGTGAAAGCACTTCAGAAAATGCTGGAAGAAGAAACATATCAACCGCCAGAACATAAAAAGATGCTGATAAACGAATATAGCTGCGGAAAGGTCAGGGAGATCATAAAGCCTGAATTTCAGTATGAACAGGTCGTGCATCACTGCATCATAAAACAGCTTCAGCCGATCGTGCTTCATGGACTGTATGAACACGCACTGGGAAGCATACCGAACAGAGGTTGTCACAGCGGAAAGAAACAAGTTGAAAAGTGGATAAAAGGCTATAAAGGAAAGAAGTTCTATATCCTGAAGGCAGATGTCCGACACTGCTTCGATACAGAAGACATTCATGTGATAGAAGAAAAGCTGAAGCATGTCATAAAAGACGAAAAGTTCGTCAGGTTATGTTGCACAGTCATGGAGCATGAAGCAACACTGAAACCGCCTGAATTTGACGACAGATGGATCAAGGACGAACAGTGGCAAGATGCAGAATTTTTGTCAGGGCTTCCGCTTGGGTTTGTGACTTCGCAATGGTTCACACAGCTGAATTTTAAAACATTCGATCACAAGGTTATTGAAGACTGGAAAGAGTTGGGCGGCGTTGATCATTATATACGATATGCAGATGACATTGTTGCAACTGGCAGGAACAAGAAGAAACTTCACAGGCTGGAAGAAACAATGGAAGCGTATCTGAAGAACGAAATGCACCAGAAAATCAAATGCAACTGGCAAGTGTTTCGTTTTGAATATCCCGACAGGAAAGCACCGCCAGTCATTGACAAAAGGACAGGAAAAGAGAAACCGAAGACCAGAGGACGCGCACTTGACTTCATGGGATTTGTATTTCATTACAACCGCACAACACTTCGCAAGTCAATCCTGAAGCGAAGCACGAAGAAGGCGCATAAACTTTCAAAGAAAGAGAAAATAAACTGGTACGATGCTTCAGCAATGCTGTCATCAATGGGCTGGTATACACACACGGACACTTATGGATTTTATGAAGATCACATAAAACCATATGTCAATATAAAGAAACTGAAAAGAATAGTCAGCAAGCATTCAAAGAAAGGAGTGAAGAACAATGATGTCAGAATGGTATCAGTCAGAAAGCATGGACAAGCCGACAGAGTGGGACACGACATCAAGTCCGACAGTGGTCTATCAGCGAAAGAGCATCGCAGAGAAGATCAGGAAGGGCATTGACGGAGAGGAAGACCGCACTGTCTATGTGTACAGCGAAAGAACTATGACACAGGAAGAATATGCAAGACTTCAGGCAGAACTTGAAAGTCCAGCAACAAAGATGATCATGCAGTCAATGTCAGCAATCGAAATGAACATGGCAATGATGCAGGAAATGATGGAGGAATAAGACATGGCAGAAACAAAGACGACTGAAACAGTCACAGAAACAACCGAAAAGGTACACAGTAAGAAGTTCGACACCCTGAAGGATAAATGGGACAAGGACTATATCACGAAGGACACCTTGAAAGGCTGGGTTGCGCTGAATAAGAAAAGAGCAGGCAAGGGCATCACAGCGGAAGAATACAAGGAAATTACTGGCGAAGAGTATGAAGCCAGTGAAGAATAATGACGCAGATTGAATTGATCGACAGGCTGTGCGCCGTGAATACGCTTCTGACAGACATTGTCAGGGAACAGGCAGAAATAATGGCGCAACATGGAATCGAAGCGATACAGACGCAGGACGAAGCCACAGACAGGCTTGACGATCTATTCGGGAAGCGCAAAAGGGCAGAAGACGAAAACGATGCAATCGAAGCAGCACTTCGCAATTATATTTGACGGAGGAAAAAGAAAATGACTATTGAAGTATCATTGTTACTTTCAGGCGTGTCGATTGCGTTTGCAATCTTCTTCGGAATCAGCACACGCAACAGAAACGTGAAGAAGGACACACAGGACGAAGCCAGAGAGGATGCAACGATCCTGACCAAACTGGAAAACATTCAGAATACTATGATTGAAGTGAAGTCTGAAATGGGATCATACAGAAACGAAATGAAAGAGATCAGGGAGTATTACATCAGGGCATCAGAAAGCCTGAAGCAGCTTCACAAGCGTGTGGATAGAATTGACAAGATCATTGATGAATCACACCCACATCAGTACATCGAAGAGTAACAGGAGGAAAGCGCGTGGAGAAGTACAGCTATACAATACCAGCAAGAAGGAAGAAAAGACGCAAGAAGTCACTGACAAGCTGGATCATGGAGTTTTCAAAAAAAGTTGTGGTTGTCTGCGTGCTGCTTTACATCATCATTGAACTGTTTTCAGTAATAGCGATCTGGCACTTCGCAGACACATCAGTGCTGACCACACTGATCAGCGAAACATCTGAAGTGCTTCGCATGGGTGTGTTCGGGTACATGATTAAGGCAGGAATTGAGAACTGGCAGAAAATCAAAAAAGGAAAGCAGGAAAGTGAAAATGAGGAAGGCGGTGCGAACGGATGAAAAATGCAGCTTTAATATTAAAAACAATTTATGATAATTTGCCGATGATCCTGACAATCATTGCGATTGTGGCAGGCATCGGGATCAAGGTCAGAAACTTCCTGAAGCAGTCAAAGGAAGACCAAAAGAAACAGCTTCAGGAGCAGGCAGACAAAGTCGTGGAACTGGTTGAAAAAAGCCTTCTGTCGATTGTATCAAAGGCAGAAAAGGAATGGGGAAGCGGCACTGGGACAATCAAGAAGTCATGGGTGTGGGAACAGATTCAGGCACAACAGCAGAAGTTGACTGAATACATATCAGCAGGGCTGATCAGTAAAGACATGATTGACGATCTAATTGAAACAGCGGTCGATGAACTGAATGAACTTAAAAAGAAGAACCAGAAAGCAGCTGAAGCGGTCACACCGCCTGAAGAAAGAGAAGCGGCAGCGGTAGCAGCTGCGCTTCAGGTGCAGAAGATACAGACGGAATAAAAAGACAGGAGGTCAAAAGGAATGCTACATGCTTACATTACATCATACGCGATCTGCTTCATGGCGACAGTAGTCATCATTATGCTATTGCTGATCGCAGGCGTTGAGATCGACAAGGAAGAAGCGAAACATCACGGCGCAGAGGTTGAACCGCCGCCAACAGCGAAGGACTGGATCGGGTATATATTAAAAGCATTCCTGATCGCCTTCGTGGTATCATTAGCACCCCCACTGGTATTGATATTTTATATCTTCGTGATCGGCTGCGTCATCATTACATCATTAACAGATTAACAGGAGGAAAAGAACATGGGAACATTATGCGGATGGGCTAGTATTGACGAAAAGGGAAAAGCAACAGGAG